TCTAAATATAGCTGTAAAATCCATTACTTTACCGGTACCCTCTTTACTAAACTTAATTTGACTCACACCGCCTAAGGCTACATTAGTAAATTCCCATAACCCTAACGGTACACCTGTTTCACTTAATGATTCTAATTGTACTGTACCGGTTATTGGTTTCGTACTCTCTTTTGGATCTTTTGCTGTTAATAGAGTTGTAAACCTGTTATAAAGTACATAATGTGGGTCACATCTAAACGTTATCTGATAATTATCTTTATCAGAATAATCAAGCTGGTTTGTTCCGTAAACAGCTGTTGTACCTTTTGTCTTTAAATTAACCTTATCTGTTATTATAGAAGGTAAATAAAAATCTTTTGCATATGTTGCATACCAACTGATATCGCTAAAATAATCTCCAAAAGTTAAACTTTTAAGTCTAAGTTGATAGTCACGTGTTAAACCAATTGCAGTAACATCCCTATAAAAATCAAACAACGTTTGATGGGTACCTGTATTAGCACCCGCAGCTGTATTTGTATTATTTGGTAAACCAGGCATATTAATTTCCTACTGTAAAGTATTGATAACCTAACGTCACCGTAAATGTTATAAGGTTAGATTCTGCTACGGAAAACGATATACCATCTAACTGTATAGGGTAACAACCAAATAAGGTATATGTTTGATTGGATGCGGCTGTGGATGTTGTTGTATTTATCCCGTCTACAGTTTTTATGTCTAGCCCTACATTCTGTCCTATTGCAGTTAAATACTGTTCGGTTAACTCTTTGGAGTCATTCTTGTTTTTAGTAATATAGTCTACTGTATCTTTACCAAGACGGCCTTGCGGATAACGCGAACTTACAAATTTACTATTTTTCTGTAATATAGCGTCTACTATTTTTGATACATCTCCTGCTTCTAGTATATTATCTCCTGTCGCTAATTTAATACTATAAAGTCTATTTTTAATACCACCAATTCTATTTTTAATACCACCAATATTAGTAGATGCTAACCCCCCTACCTTATTTGTATTAAAATTATATAAATCGTTTTGCCATTGCTCATATATACGTCTCACCGCACCGTATTTGTCACCGAGAAAAGTAATTGACCAAGAGGTATTTTCTGGAAATACTGTATTCATAGGTACGTGAAATTCAAACGGTCCGTACGGTACTTTTGCTGCGTTAAGTTTTTTAGATGGTAATTTTGTTGCTCTTACGTGAGCATTATTAAATCCATCAAGAGACTCGCCTTTTATATCGCCTTCATTGTTTATATTCGTAATTGAAAGTATATTAAACTGAAAATTCCAGGCTACACCACCCAGTTGCTGGTATGTTGTAATTATGTCGTTGCCCATACTAATACTTAATATACGAACACTAAAAACCCGGCAATATATGCCGGGCTTGTAAGGTTAAACTGTACTATTTTTTATACGTGTCTCCAGTACTGATAAGCTAACTGAGCCTGGAACGTTAATGGAGTACCTGTACCTGCAACGTTATAATCAACCGTACCTAATTTTAGTATATATGCTCCGAAAAGCTTATATGTATTAAGCACATTTAATTTATCATCTACTAGGTTAAGTTGGATTAACGCGTCTGGACCTCTTAAAGAAAGATCTCCAGTGCTTGTTGAATCGTCAAATACTTGATTAATTTGCCAATCTTCAAGCTTTTTACGAATTAAACCACCTTTATCATTACGGAATGTTACGTTCCAACCATTACTACCAGGATACTTAGCAGTGCCTGGAACATTGAAGTCAAGGCCCATATAAGTTACTTGCTGGTTGGTGATGTCTCTTGAAGGTAACTGTGTCGTGGTAATGTAAACGAAATCATCTTCGTTTAATGTATCATTACCTAGCGAGACAACGCGAAGCATATAATCCCTCGCGAAGTCTCTTTGCTGTGCTACTCTATAAAAATCTTGAATAGTTTGTGACATATTAAATATTTATGTTAAGGTTATTGTAATAACTCTTGGAAGTTTTGATCAGTACGTGTAGCGTAGAAGTTTACCAAGATAAACTCTGCTGTACGAACTGGCTTAATGTAGATATCTACAACAAGCGAATTATCATCAATAACACTTGGAGGGTTATTAGTATCGTTACATACAATCAAGTAGTCGTATATACCTTGAGTATTCTTAGCTAATTCAAATACTGGTGTAATTGTATTAACTAAACGATTACGGGTGAATGATGTATTAGGTTCAAATACGAAATACTTTGTAGTATTGAGTACTGACTTTTCTAGATAAAGGAATAAACGACGTACATTCACTCTATCAAAAGCGCTTGGAGCTTTTTGCATTGTCTTTTGACCCATTACTACAAATCCTTCATTTGGATAATTGACTACTGGGTTAATAGAGATCTTATAGAGTAGATCGCGTTGTTTTTGTTGTGGGTTAATTGCTAAGTCAGAAATGCCTGTTACAATACCACGATTTAGACCAGCAGGTGCACCCCATGGATAAGCTACTGCATCGTTATTTGTATAAATCGCTGCAGCAAAACCAGAGAATGGTAACCAAGCTGGACGACCGCTAAAGCTGTCTGTAATCTTAGCCCAATTACCGTATGCTACCATATAGTTTGAATTATATGGGCTATAAGTGTTACGTAATGGCCAGTAAATGTTTTGTGAGAAGTTCTTTGTCTTATCGTCAAGTATTTTAAACGTTGCGCCTTGTACTAATGTGTAACGTAATGGATCGGAAATAAATACGCAATCTTTACGGCGGAATTGTGCAAAGTTTTGTAGTTTGTTTTGTACTGTTTGCCAGTTTGTTACAACCGTTCCTGGGCTATAGTTACCATTTGTAGATGTTACTACTGCACCGTTCATTTCTGTTGCAAGCGCACCTGTGAATAATGTATCATCAAATACACCAGTTGAGTAAGCAGAAGCACCAGCATAAATTGTAGCTAAGCCTGCTTCAGCAACAATATCAACATTGTATACATCAGCATTTTCTGCTACACCTAAAACATATTCAAGTTTTGAAGGTACATCACCAATGATCTTAACATTAGTACTATCTAATGTAGGAGCCCAAGTACCGACAGTATAAAGATTGCTTGCTGGTAAATAGCTTGCAGGCAATGTACCGCCTGTTACTGTATCTGGACGATATACTCTTACTACTTTTGTATTGTAGCTAGATGTACCAGGAGCATAAGTTGTATTGTACCAATTTGTGCTATTAGCAAGATTTGGGTTAATTAAAACCGATACGTTTGGTGAAGCGTTGTTTACAACTGTTTGTAAGAAGTTAGTTACTGGAGCACCGCCAGCTGGATTTTGAATCTTTGCGTTAGCATATAACGAACCTACATAACCTTCTTGTAGAGTGTATGTGAGTTGAGCTGTATTATTACCGTAAGGTGTTACAGATAATTTGAAAAGACTCATTACAACGTTATCTTCATAACCGCTATTTAGACCAATGTTAAACGTTGGAATATTTTCAATAGTGTGAGAAACACTATCAATATTTGCATATGAAGAAAGTGAACTGACTGCAAATGCTAATGTTGTACTAGGTACAGATGTAAATGAATACGTTGGTGTTGAATCAGTTGTTAATGAATAGAATTGAGCAGCTGAATCATAATTTACTGTTGGACCAAAACGTGTTGAATCAGAGAAGTTAAGGTAATAACCTTCAAACTTTTCATTTACAGTTACTTGAGCTTCGTTTAATACAATAATACCTGCACTGCTTAATGAAGCAACTGTATTTGAAGCACCTAGACCGTTACTACCACCACCTGTTGTTGACCAATTTAGACCGCCTTGTTTAAGAGTGTTGTAATCGGCTTGACTTAATTCTACTAAAGTTGGAGCAGTAATGTAGTAGCTAGTTACAGCAGGATCATTATAAGCAATACCGCTTGCAGCTGAAACCGTAGAAGTATAAAGTGTGCCTGTAGACTGTACTGGAACAACTGGATATGCTAAAGCTGTATAAATTGTTGTGTTTGACTGAAAACCATTACCTAAACCGCCACCATATGGTAAGCGAGCTACGTTTACGGTTGCGTTTGTGCCACCGCTAAAAAGTTGCTGTACTGAGTAATAAAAATAACGTTCTGCAGCATTAGTTGGTGTGCCGTATATGTTTTGTAAATCAGCAACAGTTGTTAAATTTACAATTTCAGCTGTAGGTCCTTGAGGAGCAAATCCCACAACAAGTATGCTTGTTCCGTTAGGTGATTGTGCTCTTGTGCTAAGATCTATCTCGTTAATTTGTACCCCAGGGGATTGTATTTGACGTAAAGTAGCCATAGTAGTATTATATTATTATTTAGGCATTTCCGGAACGAAACCTTAACTTATTACAGTAATTCTGCGTTTAACTGACTAAATGTGAACGTAAATGAAGACTCCATTTGTTCAGCGTCTCTGTAACTATACGTAATACCGGTCAAATTGGTTATAAAAGCTTTAGTATAATTCCATTGGATTTTCTTGTTATCGTACTCATCCAAACCATACACAGTTATGTTGGTTTGGTAAGGTTGTAGATTACTCATACTTGTGTAAACCACATCATCTTTCGCATCTTTTATAACAGGAACCAAATTAGTTGAATCCGGTATGCTTTGAGAAGCGTCGTTTATAAAGTTTAACCACTTCCAAAGTACCCACCAGTTATTAAAGCCATTATCAACAGTAAAGCTAACTGTCACTGCTTGCCAATTATCCCTCCTACCACTTGTTAGGTTTAAAAACTGCCCACCATAAGGTAAGTTAACTGGTTGTATACTTGTATTAGGTACAACAGTTCCATAGATTGAATATTGTAAAGCATCTAAACTTAAGTTATTACTATCCCGAACCCCGGTCATATTCAGCTTTTTAAGGGAATCCGGTAGATTCAACACCAAGATAAATTTATCTTTCCTACTCTTGTTAAGAATAGACTGTTGTAGTGTTGTATCGCTCATTTATTACAAAAAGCGTTTAATTGCTTTATTATATATTGAACTAAAAGATTCGTCGTATTTTGTAATGGACCTAGGTGGGTTGTAACCTGTAGTTGTATCTACACCCTGCAGTCCTACCGCTGGTGTTGCTGTATTTTGTTTACCTCTTGGAACGCTTATTTTTTTTGCAGCTTTAGTTATATATGCATATAACTTTTTAGGTGTATTAATTGATAACTGTACAAAAGCTATAGTTATTGTATTTCTTTCAGCTTGTATATTGGTATCATATAAATCTATAGCGCCGTTACTTGCATTTATAATCGGTAGATACTGTTTTAATTTTTTTATAATTTCGTCATTATGAGGTCGGCGTATATCTTGCAAGTTTGATAAAAAGTTTGTAGTTAGATCGGTATTATGATAGTCGTAATTGTATATAGCTTTTTCATCTAACGGATAATACACTACCCCATCAACTACCACTACATCGTTAGGGTTTGTAGTCGGTGAGTTTTTAATTATTTCTATTGCTTTAGCTAGAGATTTTACTTGTACGTTATATACTTCTGTACTGTAAGCTGCTGTTTCACCTGGATATACATACCAATCTTTTTTTATTTCTATAAAAGAAATATTAACCACATCTTTATCAATTAAAGATTTAATTTTTATTGTTTGATCTTTAGTTATTTTACCTAGTAATGCTTTTATTTTATTTCTAGCATCTTCAGGTAAAACTTCATTATTATTTTTTGTTACATCTAATAAATGAGTTAATTTTATAGCAGGCTTATCTTGAAAAATATCTTTATCTTGTTTGGAGGAAGTATTTATTACATTAATAATACCCTTAACTGTAGGTATAGTTATAATTAAGTCCGTTTCAGATATAGTACTAGGCTTACCACCACCTAAACGACGAGCGAAATTAACCGGTCCTTTAGTTAGTCTATCTGTAATTTTGTCAAACGTTTCAGCCATATTATTACTTAGTTAAAAAATATGCTTTAAACACTGGATCAAACATTAAGGATATACCGCTCGTGCTTAAACCACGTGGTTTTTCACGTACTTTCTCAAAGTTTATATTGTAAAACCGTGCAATAGTAGCTGCTAAAGTTGGATTAACAAACACTTTACCGCTTTTTTGTTTCTTTAAATTTTCTATTTGCATAAACGGTGTTTCTTTATCCGTATGCATCTTTGCTACCATACTAGTAGATTTAGTTTCAGGTTTAGTTAACTTACTGACACCTGCTGCTAGACTTTGATGTCTTGGACCTCTACTTCCTTTACCGCTACCACCCATACCAGGCATACCAAAGAAGTTCTTAAAGTTTTCTTGGCTCATTGACAATTCTTTATCTTCTTTATCAATAACTCCTTTAACAAGTTTATCTATCTCTCCAGCACGTCTCAATTCTTTAAACGCTAAGTTTTCTATAGAGAATTCACCGGACTTTTCTAACCCGGCTTGTCTCATTTTAAGTATCTTTTCTTTTACATTTTCAGCACACTCTAAATCGCATTTATCACTGAGTGCGTGAGTGATTAAAGCTTTCATTGACTCAACCTTTTTAAGTAAAGCTTTTTTATCAATTGTACCTGCTTTAACTGGCTTAACCAACCAGTCATCATGCTTAATTGAGTACACACCGGTTGAATGGTGTGGTTCGGATACATCTTGTATATATGTCTCTACATCATACCCTTTTACTTTTATATTATGAGAACTGTTCCATACAGTTTTTTTAGCTTTAAAATAATCCTTCAGCAAGTCTTTATCTATATTATAGTCTTTGTAATCTGTAAGGATGTGTAGATCTATATCACTATATTCTGTATAATTAAAATTAGCCAACGAGCCTGTAAATGTTATATCTTCTACATCTACGGTTACTTCAATAAACTCTAAAAATGCCTCGGCAACTTCTAATAGCTTTTCTCTTATTTCGGGTTTTAGCTTATTATTTTCCCATATCAACGGATTCAAAGAATCGTGACATTCAAAGGTAAGCTTGTTTGCAGAAGGTAACATATCTAGTAAATATTTACTGAATGACTGACTATCTCAAGCTGTTTGAAGACATTGTTAATACCAATAATCCTGAAGTATACCAGGAGAAAGTGTCGCGTGTAATAGAACATTTAAAGAAAAAGAAAAAGGTGTTATTCCTTACTACTTCCAATCGCTGGGAGGGTGATAAAGAGAAACCAAAAAGTACTCTATTAGCAGAGTTTATTAAATCCAAAGTAGGAGATACCGTAGAATTAATAGATGTTAGTAAGCTTAATATATATTGCTGTGAAGGTAATGTAAGCAAAAAAGACGGCAACAATTGCGGTGTAAAAGAAGCAGTATTAAAAGATAAAGAAAAGAATCCGTCTGGTAATCATAGATGCTGGGCTTCTATTAACAATAAAGACGATGAACTGTGGAAAGTATCAAAGCCTTTATTTGAAGCAGATGCTGTTGTGTTTTTTATTAGCATTCGTTGGGGACAAACAAATAGTGTATACCAGCGCTTGATAGAAAGGCTTGATTGGATTGAAAATAGATATTCTACATTGAAAGAAGATAATATAATTAAAGATAAAGATGTAGGTATTATTGCTGTTGGGCAGAACTGGAACGGAGCTAATGTAATTGAAACACAAAAGCAAGTACTAGACTTTTACGGTTTCAATTTAGTAGATGATCTTTGTTTTAATTGGCAATACACTAAAGATACTTTAGATGAGTCTCAAAAGAGTTATAAAGATGCATCAAAAGCTTTTGAAAAAGTATTTGGTATAAAGGTATGAATACATTATTTAACAATAGCAAATACACTATCTATTATTATAATATTATTAATAAAGCTTTGTTAAGAAAAGAAGTACAAGGTTATACCGAAAAGCATCATATTTTACCAAGATCTCTTGGTGGGTTAGATGATAATGAAAATATTGTTGTACTCACTGGTAAAGAACATTTCATATGCCACCTGCTTTTAACTAAAATGACAGAAGGTAAGAACAAATTAAAAATGGAGCACGCAGCGTGGATGATGTCTAGCACTAGAAACATAAAGATTAATTCTTATATGTATTGCAAGTTAAAAGAGCAGTATTGTAAGAATGCTAGCAATGCTCAAAAAGGCATTCCTAAACCTTGGGTAAGTGCTGCATTGAAAGGTAGAAAATCATCAGAAGAAGCAAATGAAAAACGAAGAAACACTTTAAAGGGTAGACCTCGTTCTAATATTACAAAAACGAAAATAAGCTTAAGCAGAAAAGGTAAGTCTTGGGAAGAAATATATGGAATAGAGGAAGCAAAAAATAAGAGATTAGCGCAATCTGAAAGAAATAAAAATAAACCATATAGTGAAACAGCGAAATTAAAACAAAGTTTAGTATTAAAAGGAAAACCGTGGTCTGAAGCACGCCGTCTAGCACAAGCAAATAAAAAGAATGCCAAAGCCTAAAAAAGATCAAACTACATTTTATTTAGGTAATAAGAACCTTCCTACCCCTGAGACAAACTTTGAGTGGACTGCGACTATGGTAGAAAACCTAGAGCGTGCACGCAAGTCTATACTACATTTTTCTCGTTTCTTTTATATTGTTAATCTAGACGAAGGTAAGCAACCGATTAAGCTTTATCCATACCAAAAACGTATATTAAAAGCGCTTGTAGAAAATAGGTTCAATGTTGTATTAGCAAGCAGACAAATAGGCAAAACGACTATCCTAACTATATTTGCTCTATGGATGGTTTGCTTTCAAGATGATTTTCGTGTACTATTAATTGCTAATAAAGAAGGCACTGCTATTAACATATTTAAACGTATTCGTTTAGCATATGAAATGTTACCTAATTACATGAAACCTGGTGTGGTGGAGTACGCTAAAACAGGTTTAGTACTAGCTAATGGTAGCTCTATTGGTATTAGTACTACTACGTCTGATGCTGCCAGAGGTGAATCTATCAATTGTCTTTTAATTGACGAAGCTGCATTTATTCCGCCTGAGTTTATGGACGACTTTTGGGAATCTGTATTTCCAGTTATTTCCTCGTCTAAAAAGTCTAAAATTTTTATGTTATCAACACCTAATGGTGTAGGTAATCTTTTCTTTAATACATATAATGATGCTGTAGCAAACAAAAACGGTTGGCACAGTGAGAGGGTAGACTGGTGGGAGGTACCCGGTAGAGATGAACAATGGAAAGAAATGACTGCCAGGGCATTAGGTTCGGTGGAAGCATTTAATCAAGAATACGGTAATGAATTTAGAGCTGCTGGTGAAAATTTATTTGATAAAGATCAATTAGATGAATTAACTGCAAATGCTCCAGAACCGGTGTTTGAAGATGACGATAGAAACTTTAAAATATACAAAGACCATATGGATGGTCATTTCTATAGTATAGGGGTTGACGTTGGGGAGGGTATTGGTAGAGCTAATTCAGTTATTCAAGTAGTGGACGTTACAGATTTAACTAACATAGAACAAGTAGCTACATACGCTAACAACAAATTAGACCCGTACAATTTTACTGGGAAGCTCGTAGAAATAGCCGGTCAGTGGGGCAACCCGCCGCTATTAGTAGAACGCAATAATTGCGGTGCACAGGTTGTAGATGCTTTAGTTAATACCCATCAATATCCTAATATAGTGAAGTACACTCCAAGTATGGGTTCCTTCACTGATAAAGTAGAAAAAGATAACCGATTAGGTGTTTACTCTCATACCAATAGTAAGTTCAACTCAATGGCTAACTTTAGGTACTGGATGAATGTACTAAGATGTGTTAAGTTGTATGATAAAACAACTATAGAAGAATTTAAAACCTATGTACGTCAAGCTAACGGGGTATGGAAGAAACAATCAGACAAGTACCTGGACGATAGAGTAGAAGCCCTTATATGGGCAATGTTTATATTAGACCCTAAGGTAGTAGAACAATTCTATGAAGTAACCCAGCATGATGCTAATGGTAAACCTTTTAAAATGATACCAAATAATTGGGATCCTTTTATAGTAAGCTTTCCTAAGCCATCTGAAATGTATAAAAAAGCTGGTGATAGAGTACAAGGTGGTAATGTAGTACCGTATACCCCGGTAGTAATGCCTGGTAGTTATAAGCAACCTAATGCAGCTGCAGCAGAAATGGATGAATTATTTGAACAGGGATGGAGAATACCTCATAATAGCCCAGCTGCTGGTATGTTAGATAGAAGATTTTTAGATAGACCTTATTAAACAGCCATAAAAAAAGCCCTTATTGCTAAGGGCTTTGAAGTGTCTATGCCTAAGTTTTATTGCTCAAAGGCGTTGCTCTGACCCTTATCAACTTTAAGATTGCCAGCTGTGTGTAGCTTGTGGCCGTCTTTTAAGTGAGATGAGTCTGGCTGTTTCTTTGTAGCGCCATCTTGTCCAGCAGGACCACCTTCAAAAGGAGCTTTTCCTTTTTGTTTTAGTGAACCAACTTTATAGATTTTATGGCCGTCTTTAAGTTCTTCGGATTTGCCATCAACTAATGCATGGCCCATCTCTTCTGCTTCAATAGCTTCTGCCATTGCTTCTTCTTCCTCTTCTTCATGACCCATATGGGGTTCTTCTTCTTCGCCAGCAGCGCTAATGTCTTTACCGCCATGGGTATCTTCATAACCAGCGTGCTTCTTAAGAGCTTCTAGAGCTTTTTCAAGCATTTCAATAATCTCTTCATGAGTTAATGGTTGCTCTTCAGTACCTGTTGGTTCTGAATCAATTTCAGCTGCTGCATCATCAGCAGTAGGAGCGACTGGGGTCATCTCTTCTTCTTCGTTAACAAAAGGACCACCGTTGATTGCGTCCTCGTACAATTTTTGGAATTTTGATTTAGGCATAGTAAAAGTTTGTTTCTTATATTTAGGAGTTTTTGATGCAGAATCTACATTTTCTTCTACTTTTTCTTTCTCAGGAGCTTCTTCGCTCTTTTCTGCTGCTTCCATATCTCCTTCTTCTTGCTCTGTTTCTTCAGCTGCTTGATGAATTTCTTTAGCTTTTTCTGAATGAGCAGCTTTCTTATCAAAGTTATTACCTTTGAGACCTTCAGGACCGGTCTTTTTAGCTAGAGGCTCTTTGCCATCTTTAACTGCAGGTCCACCACCAAGTGCTTCACCAGGTTTAACCATCTTACCGCCTGGGACATACTGTGTAGCATCTGTTAAAAGGATATCTGGCTGTCTGTTACCAGATTCAATAGCAGGCATATTAGCTGCTGATTCTTGGATAGCGCTATATAGGTCACCCAGTTCGGATAAGTTCTTGATCTTACTCATTATAATATTATTTAGTGTTCCACTGATTAATTCTATGGCTTTTGTAAATATTTTTATGTCAATTGCTCAGTATTGTGTAGATACCGGACCATATGTTGCTCCGGGAACAAGTTATCCGGTCGGTACAAACGTGCCAGGCGGATATGAATGTGCAATTGGTCCTATACGTTATTTAGACGTTGCAAACAATCAAAATCAAATCCAACTATTTAATAATTGGTGGACTGATCAAATTAATCAATATGGTATGCAAGTTAACTATTATATTAACTTGTATAGTCTTTCCGGTCACGATTTCTTTTATGGTGAACAACCATTAGCCGGGTTTTATAATCCAATACCAATGGTAATGTGTCTTACTCTTAATAATGATAGTATTATATTGAGTAAGTTCGGTATACAAGGTAATGCTGATATAACAGCTTTAGTAGCAATTAAAACATTTACTTCTACGTTAAGTACTTCTCCATTAAGTTGTATTGGTAATGCATATATGTATGAACCAAAAGCTGGTGACTTAATAGAACTTATTGAATATGGTGAAACACGTCCAAATGGTAGAAGCGGGCAAATTTATGAGATAACAGAGCGTGTAGATCAAAGCGGTATGCAAAGTACTCAGTTATTAGGCCATTATGTTTGGACTTTAAAAGGTAAACGCTATATGTACAGCTTTGAACCAGATGCACCTCGTGAAAATCTCAGCAATCAAGTTTATGACAACAAAGTTGATGGTCTTGTTCCAGTTGATACAGGAGATCCTGGCGTGAACTCAAGAGTAATTGAAACAAAGCTCTACGGTCAAAACGTTGACAACTACACTCGTAATAATGTCTACGATTATAACTCAAGCACTAATGCACCGCTTTCTGGTTACACAAGTTACGATGGTACTTCACCTAATACAGGTAATCCTGACACTGGGGTGTACGGTTCTTATGAAAGCAATGTTACATTGGTTGACTTGCTCGGTGCATACAACAGCACTACCCATTCTGCAAGTGCTGCTGGCGTTGAAGGTAGACCTAACACGTATATCGGTATACCAAGTAAGAATAATTAAGTAACCATATATGCCGGTACCAATATACCCAACAATCTTATATGTAAATGAAGTATCCGCTTTGTCGGGTGTTTCGTTATCGGCAGAGCTTGTCAATTTACAACAAGTACCTTATTACCCTCAGGTAGTATATACCCCAGTACCTTCTGCTGTTGCAGAACAGTACTGCACAAACCCTCCTACTGTACCGCAATACCCTGATATAGTATTTCCTCACCAATTACCTCAAGTATCTGGTGTACAGTTTAACGATTTACTATTCTTAGATCATTATAATAATGATGGTTCTTGGACAACCTATTCGGTTGAAGTATCGTCTATATCAGCCGTAGGTCAGTCTGGTTTTAGCGGCTATAGTGGTACTTCTGGTTTTAGTGGTTTTTCAGGTATAGGTACTTCTGGTTATTCTGGTTTTAGCGGTATATCAGGCTTTAGCGGTATTAGCGGCTATAGCGGTACATCAGGTTATACAGGTATATCAGGTTATACAGGTATATCAGGTTATACAGGTACTTCCGGTTACTCTGGTTTTAGTGGTTATACTGGTATATCTGGTTACTCCGGTCAACCAGCTGTTGGTATAACTTATTATCCGTTAAATTCAGCTTCTGATATTTCCGGTTACGGAGTATTGTCGCCGGTTCCAGGTGTAGGCACCGAAACGTCTTTTTCAGTTTATTACTCAAATACGGGTAGTACTTTAATTGGTGCTTTAGCTACCAACCCTAACGAACCGTACGAATATTATATACCAGCTGGTACGTGGTCGTTTAATGCGTATTACAATTTAACTGGTACTGGTGCTGGTAGTTATCACACCGTCCTTACGTATTATCTATACACTAGAAATACAGCCGGTACAGAAACATTACAGTTTTCAGCTACTGGTGGGGTATTAACATTTACAGGTGGTACAGGTGCAGGGGAACAGACAACTCAATTCACTATACCGCAGCCTGTTGCTATAGGTTTAACAGATAGAATTGTATTAAAAATTTATGTAACAACAGATAACCCGAATGTTGAAACAATAAACCTGCACTATTTAGGCACCAGCCATTACAGCTATTTAGCAACTGGTATATACCGTGGTTCTGTTGGTCAATCTGGTTATTCTGGTATAAGCGGCTATTCTGGTTTTAGTGGTTATACTGGTATTAGTGGTTATACTGGTATTTCAGGCTATTCTGGTTATACAGGTATATCTGGTTATACTGGCTTTAGTGGTTATACAGGTATCTCGGGTTATACAGGCTTTTCTGGTTACACTGGTATTAGCGGTTATACAGGTATTTCAGGTTACACTGGTATATCTGGTTATACAGGTATTTCCGGATACTCCGGTTACACTGGTATAAGTGGCTTTACAGGTATATCTGGTTATTCGGGCTTTACAGGTATTAGTGGTTATACTGGTTATACAGGTATTAGTGGTTACTCTGGTATTTCAGGTTATACTGGTATTTCAGGGTATAGTGGTATTTCCGGGTACAGTGGTATCTCTGGTTTTACTGGTATCTCTGGTTACTCAGGCTTTACAGGCATTTCTGGTTATACAGGTATATCTGGTTATTCTGGTTACTCAGGCATTTCAGGCTATACAGGATACTCTGGTATTAGCGGTTACACCGGTATATCAGGTTATTCAGGCTTTACAGGTATTAGTGGTTATACTGGTATATCTGGTTATACAGGTATTTCTGGTTTTACTGGTATATCTGGTTACTCTGGATTTAGCGGCATAAGCGGTTACTCTGGCTTTACTGGCATATCGGGTTATACCGGTATAAGCGGTTACAGTGGTTATACAGGTATTTCCGGTTACTCCGGTATAAGCGGTTATACAGGTATTAGTGGTTATAGCGGCTATACAGGCCTCTCTGGTTACACTGGTATATCAGGTTATACCGGTATAAGCGGTTACAGTGGTTATACAGGTATATCTGGTTACACAGGTATAAGCGGCTATTCTGGCATTTCAGGTTACACCGGTATTTCCGGTTACACTGGTATTTCAGGCTATTCAGGCTTTACTGGTATTAGTGGTTATACAGGTATTAGTGGTTACACCGGTATTTCAGGTTATACAGGTATTTCGGGTTATTCAGGTTACTCTGGCATAAGCGGCTATACAGGTATTTCCGGTTACACTGGTATTTCAGGTTACACTGGTATTAGCGGTTACTCAGGCTATACAGGTATTTCTGGTTATACTGGTATATCGGGCTACAGTGGCTTTACAGGTATTTCTGGTTATACAGGTATTAGTGGTTACTCAGGCTACACTGGCATTTCTGGTTACACCGGTATATCTGGTTATACTGGTATTTCCGGTTACTCGGGTATAAGTGGTTATTCAGGTTATACCGGTATAAGTGGTTACACCGGTATATCTGGTTACACAGGTATTTCTGGTTATTCAGGCTTTAGTGGTTATACTGGTATTTCAGGTTATTCAGGCTTTAGTGGTATATCAGGGTATACAGGTATCTCAGGTTACACCGGTTTTAGTGGTTACACAGGTATAAGTGGTTATACTGGTATAAGTGGTTATACTGGTATTTCAGGTTATACAGGTATAAGTGGTTACACTGGTATTAGCGGTTACTCAGGCTACACAGGTATTTCTGGTTATACAGGTTATTCTGGTTCACCGGTTAATATTTCTAGTCAAACTATTACATATAGCAATAGCTTTAGTGCTGGTCAAGTAGTACGTCTAGATAATACTGCTGGTAATTGGTACCTTGCTATAGCAAATAGTTTATCAGGAGCTGAAGCAACCGGTGTTGTGCAATCGGCTTCTGCAACAGGTTTTACAGTTGTATATAACGGTTTAATTAACAGCTTAACTGGTTTAACTCCAGGTGAGTGTTACTACTTAAGTGATGTAACAGCTGGTGCTACCGTAACTTACTCTCCAAGCGCGTTAGGTACAGTTTCTAAACCAGTAATGCGTGCTATTACTTCTACAACAGCAGTAGTAGTAAACGAGCGTGGTATAGTAAACTCTGGTGTTACAATGTATAGAGTGCCTACTACTTCAGTATCTCTATCTACATACAATATACAAGCAAGTGACTATTATATTGGTGTAAATTACAACGGTACTGCTATAGTACAATTACCAGTTGGTATTACCGGTAGTACATATATTATTAAAGACGAATCTGGTTTATTAGACGGTGTAACACGAGTTATTACTGTGTCTGCAACACCACCAGATAAAATTGATGCTCTAACACAAGCAAACTTAGTCGGTCCTTACGCTAGTATTACTGTCGTATTCAACAATCAATGGAACTTAATCTAATATGAGTTATAACTACTTTCAACAATCAATCGTTCCTTCAACCAGTGCTTGGTCTATTGGTACTCTTAACCGTCCGTTTAAGGACCTATTCGTATCATTTGGTTCTATTAATTTAGCTAATCAAACAACTGGTTTAACAGGGGTACAAGTAGCTAACTTATCTGGTAATGTTGTTATTAGTAGAGGTGGTTTACAAATATTAAACCCAACAACCGGTGCAACTTCTTTTTATACTAGTAGTGCAGGCAACATTACTACGTTCGGTCAAATTTCATCAACCAGTTATACTATTACTTCAGCAGGTGGTTCAATAACATTTGGTGACAATACCAGTCAATATACTGCTTATGTAGCGCCACCATCTGGTACTTATGCAACACAAATTAGCGGTACCTGGGTACCTCAAATATCAGCCGCCGGGTATGCTTTGTCTGCTGTAGGTTATAGTGGCGGTACACCAGTAGGGGCGTATATAAAGACTGGTAGATATGTGTATTGCACTTTTAATATATCAGTATCTGCGTTTACAGGTGTATCAAATTCAGCTAATCTTTATTTAGTTAATTTGCCGTTCGCGGTAGAAAACGGCCCGTTATTAATGCCGCTTGGAGATTTAAGTGTTTATCGTTATGCCGGGCTTACCGGTGGGGGTCAAGGTATAACAGGCGGTAATGAAGGTACTAATCAAGGATTTATACTGTACAATATAGGCCCTGGATCAACTGTAAATCTTACACCAAATATCTTTTCTGTACCTGCTTCAATGGTCGGTTCATTGAGGTATATGTCTTCTTAATAAATATAATCAATGAGTAATTCGTTCGTATACCAGGCAATACAAGGTCCGATAGGATTTTCCGGTCAATCCGGATTTTCTGGTATGTCTGGTCAGTCAGGTTTCTCTGGTACACCTGCTGTCGGTGTAACGTATTACTATACAAATAGTGCTGCAGATGTAGCTGGTTATGATTATATGTCATCTACACCGGATTTTGATCCGGAGACATATTTTAGTGTTTTAACCCCTGCCACTTCAAGTGCATATATTTTTGATCAGATTACGCTACCTAATTATCCGGAGTTATTAGCTATACCGCAAGGTACCTGGTCATTTAATATGTATTATATGGCCGGTAATAGTACGGGCCTAAGTCTTAACTATAGTGTTTATGCTTATCACACTGATACAACACAAACTTTATTGTTCAGTGCTACTGGTGCTACTTTAACTAACACTTCTTACCCGCCGGTACTACAGACTACTCAGTACACAATTGTAGCGCCTATATTTATTAATACCACAGACCGGTTAAAAATTATAGGTAAGGTATTAAACACAAACGTTTTACCTTATAGTCTGTCTGCTTTCTATGAAGGCACTCAGCACTACAGTAACGTACAAACTGGTATTTATCAAGGTGCGGTAGGTCAATCTGGTATTTCTGGTTACAGCGGCTACACAGGCTTTAGCGGTTATTCCGGTTTTACAGGTATAAGCGGTTACACCGGTATATCTGGTTACAGTGGCTTTACTGGTATATCTGGTTACACTGGTATTTCAGGTTACAGTGGCTATACCGGTATTAGCGGCTATACAGGCTTCAGTGGTTATACGGGTATTTCTGGTTACACCGGTATCAGTGGTTATTCAGGATACACCGGTATTTCAGGGTACACCGGTATATCGGGCTATTCAGGTTTTACAGGTATAAGTGGTTATACTGGTATAAGCG